GCTCAGATAGAAATTGATTTCGCGTTCACGCCGGCGGGGTGGCCCGTGCCTGTGCGCGGGCGTGTTGACCTCGTAGAGCTCGCGGTGGGGGGCGGCTATGCGCGCATAACGGATCACAAGACCGTCGGGTCGCTCAGCTCGCAAAAGGGCGAGTATGAACTACGCGCTGATCCTCAAGCGCTCCTCTACTCGCACGCCGCGCTTGTGGGCGCGCTGGGCGACCTCGGCCCGCTCGGTGAGCCCCTCACCTTCCGCCTCGTGTACGGCGAAACCGCCGCCCCTTACCGTGTGGCCGTGTCCTCTGTTACCTGGGGCGCCGCTGATCTTGTCGAGGGCGTCGAGGCGCTCGGCGAGGTGGCGCGCGCTCAGTCTGTCCAAGCGGCGGCGCCCTCCTGGGGCGACGTCGCGCCTAACTATTCCGCTTGTGATCGCTTCGGCGGTTGCCCCTTTTTCACCGACTGCCGCGCCGCGGCGGTCGTTCTTGAGGTTCAAGGCTTTATGTCTAGCTCCAGCTCTGATCCGTCTAGCTTCTTGGCGGCGCTCGCCGCGCGCAAAGGCGCCGCCGCGCCCGCCACCCCTGCCCCCCTCGCGCCGGTTGTCCAGGCGCGCCCCGCCGCCCCGTCGGCGCCCTCGACGGGCGCGCCCCCTGTCGTCTCGCCGTGGGTGGATGATGATGATGTGGCGCTTGAGCGCTTGGGGCGCTCGCCCTTCGAGGTGGACGGCGAGGCCTACTATCAGCTCAATCCGCCTGACGGGCTGCCCGACGGCGCGGAGGTCGAGGGCCCCGCGCCTAAGCGCGCTCGCGTCACCTACGGGGGTAAGAGCCTCAGCGCGCTGAACGCGGGTGAGGCGCGCGCCGCGGTGACTGAGCGCGTCGCGGCGCTGTCACCCGCCCTCCTCGCCGCCTACCAGGCGCGCGAGCCCTCGGGCGAGACGCTGGCGGCGAATAAAGAGCGGCTACAGCTCCTCGCGGATTTGGCGGGGGGTGTTATCCTGCCCTCCGACGCGCCCCCTCCCCCCGCGCCGTCTGATGTGGATAGTTTCAGCTTTGATGACCTGCTCGCGGGGTGGGGGGCGCCCCCTCCCGTGCCCCCTCCTGCGCCTGTCGCGGTGGCCCCCGCGCCTCCTCCCGCGCCTGTCGTGGTGGCTCCCGCGCCTCCTCCCGCGCCTGTTGCTGTGGCTCCCGCGCCCGCGCCTCTGGCGCCTCCCGCGCCCGTTCCGGCGCCCGCTCAGGCTCCCGCGCCTGTGGCGGCGCCCGTGGCGCCTGTGGCGCTTACGCCCCCCGCGTCGGTGAGCGTGGGCGCGCGGCTCCTGCTGATTGACTGCCACGCCTCGGGCGCGGCGGAGGCGGAGGCGCTCATCGCCCCGCTCATCGCTGAGCTCTCCCGCGCGCACGGGTGCTACCTGCCCGGGATGGACTACGCTAAGGGCTGGGCGCTCCTGGGGCTTGTCATCGCTGAGCGCGGTTGGTCGGTGTTTGGCGGCGCGTCCATCGTGCGCGTTGATAGCTCCTCGATGCTCTGGCGCCACGCTTCCTACGCGCTCACCCCCCTCGCTGATTTAGTCGTGCGCGGCTAAAATACCGCACGCGCGCGAGCCTCTCGCGTGTTCTTATTTCGCCCTTGTGGCTTCTTTAACCTCGCCCTCCGTGGGCTGTGTCTTTGGAGTGTCTTATGACCTGGAATCAGAACAATAATCAGGGGTGGGGCGCTGCGCCCGCCGCGCCGATGGGGGGGGCTCAGCCCTCGCCGTGGGATAACTTCGGTTCAATCGAGGCAGCGCCCGCGCGGAACGGCTATATCCCGGCGGGGTTTGCGGGGGAGCTTGAGGTGCTGGAGCTCAAGGTGGTGAGTAGCGCCAAGAACAACAACCGCCCTATCTTTGTGGCGTCCTTCCGCGCTATCGCCGTGCCGTCGGTGGAGCCTGTGGTGTGCTGGGATTGGGTGGCGAAGGCCGATGAGCGCCCCTACCTGATCAATATCAAGGCGCTCGTGTGCGCGCTCAATCCTAACGGTGATCCGCGCTCTTTCGGTCGGGAGGTGATGGAGGCGCTCACCGGCCCAGAGCAGCCCGCCCGCGGTCTGCGCGTCCGCTTCCGCTCGGAGGCTATCGAGACTAAGCGCGGGTCGTCGTTCACTAAGATTCATTGGTTCCCGGCGGCGCTCTAAGCGATCTAAGCGCCTGTAACTACTTAACTCCGCACCCTATAAGCAGCGGGCTTTGAGCCCTGCGACGGTGAAACATGATCAATCTAACGCTTGATTGCGAAACTGAACTCATCGCCCCCGGGCGCGTCGCGCCGCGCGTGGCGTGTGTGTCGATGGTCGAGGGTGAGGGCGCCCCTGAGCTCCTCACAGCGGCGGAGGCGGTGGCGCGTGTCCACGTCTGGGCGGCGCGCCCTGATGCGGGGTGGCTCGTGGGCCATAACATCGCTTTTGATCTGGCGTGCCTGTGTCGCGAGGTGCCGACGCTCGCCGCGTGTGTCTGGTCGCTCTATGACGCCGGCCAAGTGTGGGATACGGGGATCGCTGAGCGCCTGCGGGCGCTCGCCCTCGGGTGGGAAAAGCACCCCGGCGTAGGGCGCCCTATCGTCTCGGGCGGTGTCTCGCTCGCCTCGCTCGCCCTCGCCCTTGTGGGGGTGGATATAGGCGCCTCGAAGAGCGCGCCCGATAGCGTCCGCTATCAGTACGGGCGCCTCGTGGGCGTGCCGTTCAGCGAGTGGAGCGAGGAGGCGCGGCGCTATGCGCTTGATGATGCGCGGGTGACGGCGCTTGTTTGGCGCGCGCAGTATGAGGGGCTCGCCGCGGCGGTGCGCGAGCGCGGCGTAGAGATTGATGAGCGCGCGACAACGCGATCAGGGGGCGCGGTGGTGTTGCGCTCGTGGGCGTCCTTCTCGCTTCAATGCGCGGCGGATTGGGCGCTCTTTCATCTGCGCGCCTGGGGGCTCCGCACCTCGCCTGAGAGCGTCGAGGAGTGGCGCGTGGCGCTTGAGCGGCGCAAGCGCGACCTATCAGCGCTCCCGCGCGCGGCGGGGCTCATTCGCGAAGATGGGAGTAAGAACGCGCGAGGGATCGCCGCGGCGGTCGAGCTCTGCTACGGCGCCGCGGAGTGTCCGCGCACGGAAAAGGGGGCGCCCTCGACGGCGGGCGAGGTGCTCGCCGGGTCGGGTGATGCTACTCTGCGCGCCCTCGCCGAATTGGCGGAGGTCGATAAACTCCTCGGCACATTCGGCCCCGTGCTTGAGAGCGCCGCGCGCGGTGTCCTTAGCCCGCGCTGGAACGTGCTCGTGAGGTCGGGGCGCGCCTCGTGCCTAGAGCCTAACCTACAACAGCTCCCGCGGGAGGGGGGCGTACGTGAGTGCTTCCGCGCCCGCCCGGGGTGCGTGTACGTGGGCGCCGACTACGCGACGGCGGAGCTCGTGGCGCTCGCCCAGGTGTGTCTCGATATGGGGCTCCCGTCGCGCATGGCGGAGGCGATCAACAGCGGGCGCGACCTCCACCTAGCGCTGGCGGCGGATTTGGCGAAGTGCAGCTATGAGGAGGCGGTAGCGCGGCGCAAGGCGGGCGACGCTGAGATTAAGCGCCTGCGCGGCCTCGCCAAAGTGCCTAACTTCGGGCTGCCCGGCGGGCTCGGGGTGGAGGGGCTCGTGGGCTTCGCGCAGTCCTCATACGGGGTCACGCTCAGCCCCGCGGAGGCGCTGGCGCTGCGTGATGCGTGGTTTAGCGCGTGGCCTGAGATGCGCGGTTACTTCTCCCAGGTAATGCGCGCGGTTGATCGGGGCTTTGTGGTGCAGCACCGTACGCGCCGCCGCCGCGGCGCCGTGGGCTTCACCGACGGGGCTAACACCTACTTTCAAGGGCTCGTCGCCGACGGCGCTAAAACTGCGCTCGTTGATGTGGTGCGCGCGTGCTGGCTTGATAGCACCTCGCCCCTCTACGGGGCGCGCCCCGTCGCCTTCATCCATGATGAAATTCTGTGCGAGGTCGAAGAGGCGCGGGCGCCGGCGGCGGCTGATGAGCTCGCGCGGCTCATGGTCGCCGCGATGCGCCCCTTTACGCCTGACGTGGCTATGAGCGCTGATCCGTGGGCGTCGCGGGTCTGGCGTAAGGGAATTGAGGGCGAGCGCGACGCCGCCGGGCGCCTGGTGATCCTTGACTGAGCGGCGCGCGGGCGTTAGCGTGGCGGGTGTCTAGGGGCGTGTAGCTCAGCGGTTAGAGCGCCCGGCTCATAACCGGTCGGTCAAGGGTTCAATCCCCTTCGCGCCCATGCACGGCCAGGTGGCGGAATAGGTAGACGCACCAGATTTAGGTTCTGGCGCCCTTCGAGGCGTGCGGGTTCAATTCCCGCCCTGGCTATTGTGCCCTGCGGGGCCCGCGCCGCTCTTAGCGCGACACGTTGAGCGGTGCGGGCTTCGGGGGCGCTTCTATGCACGCGCCGCCCGCCGCGCCTTGCTCTTGCTCACGTTGCGCCCTCAGCTCATCCGCGGCGCGCACAAAGCGACGCTCCAACCGGCGCGCGGTGTCTAAAGTGCGCTCCACCTGCGCGGCGGTGTGCTGCGCTTGGTGTCCGTCGTGCGTGCGTGAGGCGCTGTGCGCGGCGGCGGCGATGGCGGCGGCGGTGAGCGTCGCAAGAGTGATGGCGGAGGTTGCGTGCATGGTGGGGCCCTGGCGCTTAGCGCGGGGTGCGGGCGCGCTCAAGGTCGCGGAGGATAAAGCGCGCGGTGGTGTCGAGGCTCTCTAGGGTCTTTTCAACGGCCCGCAGTTGCGCGGTGTGCGCTTGCTGGGCGTCCTCCAGGTTCTTTAGGCGTAGCTCCACCTGCGCCCGCTCCCCCGCGAGGTTGAGCGCCCATATCGCTAGCGGGAGGCTCAGCGCCGCGAGCCCCTTTGTCACAAAGTCCACGGCGGCGGCGGTCTTAGCGGGGCTGCTCATCGCGCCCCCCCTCCTCCGCGCTCTCGCCAGCGCCCGCGCTCGCGCCCTCGCCCGCGCCCGCACCTCCGCCCGCGCCCTCACCCGCCCGCCTCAAGCGCGCTTTCACTTGGGCGACTATGAGCGCGTTGAGCGCGCCCGCCGCGGCCCCTATCGCCGCGCCGGTAAGCGCGCCCCCCTTACCGTCTAGCGCGGGGTGTATGCCCAGCCCCACTACCGCGCCCACCGCGAGCGCTGCGAGGCGCACGGCGAGCGCGTAGCGCGGCCCCTTCTCCGCAAAGCCCGCGAGCGTGAGCGCGGGCTTGAGCGCCTCCACTATCCCCCAGGCGATCACGGCGCTCAGGCTGCACGTCTTGATGTCTATCAGGTCAATGCTCACGCTGCCTCCGTTAGAATGGGCTCTCGTCGTCAAGCGTGAGGGTCATTCGCAACCTCACGCCCGCCGCTAAAAGCGGGTCAAGGATCGCGCGCGTAGTGCCGTCCACGCCCGCGCCGGGGAAGTATAACGGGAAAGGGCCTAGCGTTTGGTCGCCTAGTGAAGGTACGGCGGGGTCGCCGTCGAAGAGGCTAAGCACGTGCAGCCCGTAAGGCTCGCCGCTCGCCGTCTCGGTGGGGTCGTCGCCCTCGTGGTAGTAGGAGGGGGGCACCTCGACGCGCGGCGCTTCGGTGTCAATAATGAGCGTCGCGGGGGCGTCCACACCGGGCGCGAGCTCGTCGCCGTCGCCGGGTGTGGGCTCGCTCGCCCGCCAGGGGAGCAGCGCGAGGGCGCCCACAAGGGGCGCGGCGGTCGAGGTGGGGGGCGTGGTGTGGTGGAGGGTGCGCGCCCGCTCAAGCGTAAGGGCGCCCGCGCTGGCGCTCTGCACGGCGAAGAGCGCGCCGGGCTCCCCCTCCACCTCCCAGCGCACCAGGCGCCCCGCCCACGCCGCGGTGATGTCCTCGTGCTCTATGGTCGCGGCGCTCTCGTCCGCGCTCAGCTCAGCCCCCGCTAGAGTGATCTCATACGGGCGGTAGAGCTCGCGGAGGGTGGCGAGGGTCGCGGGGTAGGTGCCGCGCGCGCTGTAGAGCGTGGCGCGCAGTATCGCGCGCGCGGTGGCGTCCTGTCCACGCGCGAGGCGCGGGAGGGGGAGCCCGTAGAGCGTGCCTAGATTCTCGAGGTCTGCGCCGCCGGCGTGGCTCGCGAGGGTGGCGGCGCGCGCCTCGGCGATGCGGTTACGCGGGGTAAGCATGGGCCAAGACCTCCGCGCCGGCGTCGAGCGGCGCGCTGAGCGTGGGGGTGAGGGTCAAGGTGAGAGGCGCCGTGACCTGGTAGCCGTAGAGCGCGCCACCTATCCACGCGCGCCCCGCCTCCCCAAAGCCTAAAGTAGCCTCAACGCTCACAGCGCTCGCGCCCCTCGCGGCGCCCGCCGTGGTGAGGGTGGCGGCGCCCGTGCCCAGCCCCCCTATAATCAGCGCGGCGGCGTCTATGAGCCCCTCAAGGGCGCCTGGCGCGGGGGGCGTGGTGCTCGCGTCGTCTATAGGGCGGTCGGTGAGGGCGCGGGCGCCCGTCGCGTAGAGCGAGGGGAAAGCGCGCGCGAGCGCATACCGCGGGCGGAGGCGCGGGGAGGGCGCGACGGTCACAGCGCCTATTAGCTCGATGCGCGACGCAAAGCCCGCCCCGTAGAAGAGCGTGAGTGTATAGGTGCTGGCGGCGGCGCGCGGTGAGAAGCACGTGAGGCGCCCCCGCTCGGGGTAGAGGTCGGCGCCCTGCCCCGCTCGCCCGCTGTAAAAGAACACCTGCGCGCCGGTGTCCGCGCGGGTGATGGAGGCGCGGTACGGCGCGAGCTCTAGCGGTATCAGCCCGCCTAGCTCAAACAGCGCGCCGCCCTGGTGGGGGAGTGTGCCCGCGCTCAGTACGTGCACGCTCAGCGCGCCGTAAGGATCGCCGTAGCCCTCTTCGAGGAGGGGCGCGCCGGGCTCGGGGTCGCCGTAGCCCAGCCCCCCCGCCTCGGGGTCGCCGTAGCCGCCTAACATTTTACAGCGCCTCGCAGTTGAGCTCTAGGGTCACGCCGTTTAGCGCGCCTATGCTCGTCGCGCCGATGAGCACGCCGAAGAGATGCCCCTGGGGGATGATCGCGCTGGTAGTCGTTGTGGCTGTGGTGCTGTTGTGCGACGTGGCGCCTTGCGTGAGGTTGAGTGTGGCGAAAATCGTTGCGGCGCCCGCGTTGGCGGCGCCTGATTTGAACGTGTCAGCGGTGATGAGCACCCCGTGAACGGGTAGGTTGTTTGTGGCGACGCCCCCGTCGAGCGCGCTAGCGCTTAGGCGGGTCACGGCGAGGGCGATGTGGGCGCGGTACGGGCCCACGGCCCAAAGGAGTTTATTAGGGTTCACCCCCGCGCTTACCGTGCCGCCGTCGTAGGTGTGCCAGATCGTTTGTGAGTAGGCGCCGGGGCCCGTTGCGCCCGTCGCGCCTGTCGCGCCCGTTGCACCTGCGGCGCCTGCGGGGCCCGTCGCGCCCGTTGCGCCCGTTGCACCTGCGGGCCCCCTCGCCACCCCCGCGTTGATGGTGGTTCCGTCGCTCAGGTCTAAGAGCAGCTCGCCCGCCTCGTTGATGCTCGCGCTGTCTATCGTGGTGCCGCTGGTGTCGAGGGTGTCGAGGGTTGCGGTGATGGTGTCTAGCGCATACCACCACTCGCGCGAGCCTATCGCGGGGCGCGTGAGCTCGCGGGCCACGCTCTCTAGGTGAAGTGTCGTGATCGCCGTAGCGGGCGCTAAGCGGGGGTCTGCCTCGCTCGTCTCGCCCGTCGCCGTGTTGGTCGCGATGAGAAGCACCCGCACATCACCCCACACATCATTAACGCCGTTTAGGAGCGTGTTTTGAGTGGTGGGGGTGGCGATGGTCGCAGTCTGCCCCGCGCGTAGCGTTAAGACGCTCCACGCGAAGCTAAAAGTGGCGCTGGGGTTGGCGCTGTCCACGGCGCCCCCGTAGAGCTGTAGGCCGCTCAGGGGGAGGGCGCTTGTGCTCTCGGTGCGGTCGCGCGGCGTGGCGGTGATCGGCGAGGGGTTAAAGCTGGCGTAAGCTGTGATCATTAGATGGCCTCACGGGTGGCTAGGCGCAGCTGGAAAGCAACGTGTAGAATGATCTTGTCGTCGGCGTTGGTGTAGTAGCCGTCGCCGTTCTCGCCAAAGCGTAGCGCGTAAGCTATGGCGTTCTCCGCTACATCGGCGCCGCCGTATGTCTCTTTGAAAGTGTACTCGCGCACGCGCGTATAGCGGCTGATATTGTCGGCGAGCGGCTCCGCGATAAATGCGTTCCGCACCAGGCGTTTAGCGGATAGCACAAGCGTCTTTCGCACGTCGGGCGCTTCGAGGCCGTCGCGCGGCTCGTCGTGCCCTATGGCGCGCACGCTCTCACCCACTATCAGCGCCGCGTTGAGCGGTAGGGGGCTGATGGTGGTCGAGAAACAGATAACGGGGCGCGAAAATGTGTCGATAGCCTCGGCGATGTTCGAGAACGCGGCGCCGTTAAATACGCCTGAGCCGGCGTTATATGTGCGGTCAAACTTGAGAAACACGCTCACGCCAGGCACAAAGCCCGGATAGCCGCTCTGGTAGACCGTCTCAAGCGTTGCCGTCGTGTCGTTGATGTCGAAGATCATACGCGCATGAATGATCAGGCTGTATTCGTCACGCGCGCCGCGCGTGTCGATCTCAAGCGCCGTCGCGCGGGTGGCTAGATCGCTAATGCGCCCGTCGAGGTCGTCTATCTCCTGCGCCACCCCCGCCAGGCTAAAGCGCGGGGTGCCTCGCCACGTTGCGCTTCCCGCCGGCGTCACGCTATCTCCGCTCCCCTTGTGCAGTAGCCGGTAGAGCTGGGCGCGCAGTAGCGCGAGGTGCTCTATGATCCCCAGCGAGCGCCCGCCCGCCGTGAGCAGGGTGATCAAGCTCGCGTCGAGGCCTAGCCGCGCCTCTCCGTCGAGAAACTCTTGCTCCGCGATAAATGCGTCGGCGGCGCTGTGTGCGTGGTAGAAGCTGCCCCTAACAAAAGCGCCCCCTACGGTGACGCTGTAGGTGAGTAGCGCTACCCATACGCTCTCTCCGCTGTCGGCGGGTGTCGCGCCGGTGGTCACGGTGAACTCAACGCGCTCGCGCTCGCGGGTGGCGATAGTGGCGCTCACCTCAGCGTTTAGCGTCACGCTCCACTTGCGCCGCGCGTCTAGGTCGGTGGTGATCCGCACAAAGCGCGCCCACAGCGTATAGGAGGTGCCTGGCGTGCGTTGGGCGCTAATGTCTATGGGGTGGTTAGGGTGGTCGCTGTCGGCGCTGTTAAAGCGCACAATGCGCGCCTCGGGGGCGGCGGTCTGCCCCCCGCTCAGCGCCGCGCCGCCCTGCGTGAGCTCCAAATAGCTAAATGTGCTCAAGGTGAGGGTGCCTAGCGCGTGGTTGTAGTTACCGCTGGGCAAGCTGAGCAGTCCGCCGCGCCCGCGCGCGGTCGCCGTGGCGCTCCCCCCCAACTCGGCGCCCAGCGCGCGGCGGATGTGCTCATAGGTGAGGCCTTGCAATGCTAGCGTGTCGATGAGCTCGGCGCGCTCTAGGGGCTCTAAACGTACCTTGTCCATTTAAGTCTCCTCGGAGGTGGGCACTAGCGTAAGGCGCCCTATGCGTAACACGCGATCCAGCGGGGGGTACACGTCATCAAGCGGCTCGGGCGTGGCGGTGCCGCCGGTGCCCTGGCGGTAGGCGCGCACGTTGGCGACGCCTTCAAGCGCCATAGCCGCCGCGATGATCTGCGCCACAAACAGCGGCGCGCCGATGTCTAGGCTGTAGGTGAGGTCGATCAGCGCGGCGGTGAGCTGGGCGCTGAGCGCGTCGAGGTCGGCGCCCCCCGTCGGGAGCAGGGTTAGATCGAAGTTGAGCGTGAAGGGGAGCGCGGGTAACACCCGCACGCGCGTTCCCGCCGCGCGCGCGCCCGGCGTGGCGGAGGGGTTGGCGGGGTCGCCCTCCACCTCGCGCTGTAGCTCAGCTATGAGCCCTGTATAAACCGTGTAGGGCTTGAGCCTCCACGCTACCCCCGCGCCGATAGCGCCCCCGTTCAAGTAGATCACGCCGCGCTCAGGTATGGCGCGGTAGGCGCTCGGCGCGAGGTCTACCCACGCGGCGCCGTTGTATATCTGGGGCACGGGCGCGAGGACTGCGGGCGCGTCAAAGTAGAGCACGCGCGCGCCGGCGGGGCCCGCGGTGTCGGTGTACTGCGCGCCGGGCGCCGTGCGTGCTGCTAACGCGCCGGTGCCGTCGTCTATGTAAAGCTCCGCATAGCCCGGCGAGGTGTCAGGCTCGTACACGTCCGCGAGAATGATACGCCCCGCGGTGCTCGCGAGGGCGAGGGCGAGATAGCGCAAGGCTGCGGGCTGTGAGCGCGCCAGGCTCTGCAAGTAGAGCTGGGCGCGCCGCTTCAAGGCCTCGTCGCCCTCCTCGTCGAGCCCCCCGCCAAAGGCGCTTGGGTTGGTGACGGCTATCACATAGGGCGGGGCGCTGTCTAAGGTGTCGAGCGCGCCGGCTGCGATGTTGCCGGCGCGCCCCGCGTCGAGCGCCTCAACGGTCGCGTCAATCGCCGTGACGCCCGCGCCTATCACTAGTGGCGCGAGGGTCTGAAAGATCAGCGCCGGCGCCGCGCTCGCGCTGAACGTCGCGCCCGCCTCAAGGGTGCGGGGCGAGGCGCTAGCCGTCACCGTGAGACGCGCTGTACCGCTCGCGCGGGTCGCTTGTAGGCGGCTGATGGTGCTCAGCGGTAGCTCTAGGAGCCGCGCGTCGAGCTCTGCGCCCGTGGCCGCCCTAAAGTCAAAGGCCTCGCGCACGCGCCCTATCTGCTGCTCCACGCTCGCGGCGAGTGCGCCTATTGCCTGGCTGAGCGTGTCTATCACGCTCCCGCGGGCCGTGTCGCTCAGGTCTGAGCGGGCGATGATCGCGCCTAGCGCGAGGCGCGCGAGCTCCTCGCGCGTTCGGGGGGTATAGCTCATCTGGGGGCCTCGGTGGTGGTCTGGAGGAAGGCGCCCGCCGTAGTGCGCGCCTCTGCGTGAATGGCGAGAGTGTCGCCCGCGTCGCGCACCTCAATCAACAGCGCTCGATCAATGCGGCGGTCTTGCTCAATCTGCTCGCGCACCAGCGCGCCCACATAGCCCGCGCTCGATGCGCTAATTCGGGTGCCGGTGAGCGCTGGTAGTCCATACTCGGGCGCCCATGATAGCTCAAGGGTGGTGGTCTTGAGCCTCAGCCCTAGCGCCTGCTCGATGTTCGCCGGCCCGCTCACGGTGGCGAGGTCTGCGCTCTTTAGCTGTAGGTCGCCGCTCTGGTCTAGCGCTAGGTCGGTGCCGTAGATGTCGCGCTCGCGGGTGGGCTCAGGCTGTGCGCTTTGGCTCAAGGGGATAAGCACTAGATCACCTGCACGCGCGGGGCGCCCGCTGCCTAGCGTCTCGGCGTCAATCCACCCATTCAGCTCTGCGATCTGCACCCACAGCGCCGCGTTACCTAACACGCGCGCCGCGAGGTGCTCCAGCGTCTCGCCAAGCCTGAGCGGGTAGGGTATGGCGGGTGTCGCGGGGGTCGCGGTGCTAGGCGTCTGGGTCGAGGTGAGCGGCGGTGTGGTGTACGTGTCGAGGTCTACGCGCTGAGGGATCAGCGCGCTAGCGCTCTCAAACTGCGTCTGCGCCTCATCCGCGCCAAGTAGCGCGACGGTGAGCGCCTCCCACGCGGCGCCGGTGGCGGAGGGGAAGCGCTCTAGGTCATTCGCTAGGCGCGTTAGGTCGCGCCGCACCTCGCCCGCCGCGAAGCCCGCCCGCCTGAGTAGGTCGCGGGGGAGCGCCGCAATCGAGCTCACGCCCGCGAGCGCCTCGCCCAGCGCGGCGGTAACATTCCTCAGCGCGTCGAGCGGGCCCAGGGTGAGGCGCGCTAAGCTGTTCACGCCCTGTATGGCCTGCGCCCCTACCGCGACAACGGCGGCGGCGGCGTTCACGGCGCCCGTGATCGCGTTGAGAATGTCGGTATATCGGCTAAACGCGCTCGGGAAGGGCTGCGCCTCGTCGTAGGCCTCCAGCGTGAGCGTCCACCCGCGCCCAAAGTGGTTATTTTGCGCGTCTCGGTCTATGCGGAGGCTCATAACCTCCACGGCGTAGTTTGCGCCTTCGTCAATCGCGCGGAATAGTAGCTGGTGCTTCTCGCGGGTGGTCGAGGTGCTGAGCGCGCCTATTTGCGTTGTGAGGGTGCCCTGTGCCCCCTCGCGCGCCGCGTCGGCGAGGTAGCCTTCTATAAATGCTTTGAACTCCGCGAGGAGTACGGGCCCCGGCTGCGCGGTGATGAGCCCCTCGCGGGTGTGCCCTGTGCGAGCGTCGTAGCCGCTAGAGCCCGTAAGGCTTAGGGTGCGCCGCTTCTGGGGTGCGAGCTCGCGTATCACGCCTCCCAGCGTGTAGGTGATGAGGTGCGGCGCCTCGCCGTTGTCCGTGTACGCCTGCGGGGGGAGGGGGAGCGCCACAGCCGCCTTTAGCGCGCCGTTCACCCGGTGCTCTAACAGATAGCGCATATTGAGGCGCGCAAGGTCGGCGATAATGCCCGGCGGCGCTATGCCTGGCGGGGGGCTCGCGGTGTTCATGCGTTACCTCTCAACTTTGATGATTTCGCTGGCGATTGTACCATTCGGGGGCGGCGCGATGGTAGGCGATACGGGCGGCAGCGCCTGGGCGGCGGCCTGCAATAGCGCCGGCAAGGCGGCGGGGTTGGGCGCGCTCGCGCACGCCAGGCGGATTGCTTCGAGGCTCGCCGCGAGGGTGTTAATCGCGCTCTGGTACTGCGTGAGGGTGTCTAGCGTGGGCTCGGCTACAGCCCCGCTCAGCGCGGGCGCCGCTCCCGCGCTCACCTCTAAGCGCCCCTGTACTCTGAGCACGGGCGCCGCGAATAGCGCCCCGTCGCCCGCCACTAGCCGCGCCGCGCCGCTCTTGAGCGCCACGTGATCTAGCGCGAGGGCGTCGGGTGGATACTCGCCCGCGCCGCTGAGCGTCACCTGGGGCGCGCGGTCGGTCGAGACGCTAAACGCGCCTATCACTAGCGGCGCGTTCTGCGGGGTGGTGAGGGTGAGCACGTCGGCGCCCTCGGGAGGCACGGCGGCGAGCTCGTTAGGTGCGCCGCCTAAGCCTAGCACCTCCGCATCACTATAGAGGCGCCCGCCCCTGTCTATCAGGTCGAGGAACGGGGCGCCGTCGCGCACCCTGCGCGCTACTACGCGCATTATGGCCAGCACGGGGGCGCGGGTCGCGGGGCCTTTGCGGATCATTCAAAAAAGCCCCTCGTGAAGCTCAGCGATGAGCGGCGCGTGATGAGCCCCCCGACGCCTACGTTGACGGAGTGCGTAGCGCTCTCGATGTATCCATAAAAGCGCCGCTCGCGCGCGTGGTCGCCGATAGGCGCCTTGATCCACAGCCCCGCGCGGAGGTGCGGTAAATAGCGCGCTGAGATGTCGCCGCTCATAAAGCGTTCTGCCCCCTGGGTGATCTGTGCGGTGACGTCTACAATATACTGCGAGTGCGCCGCGAAGGTGCCCTCGGTCTTACTCGGCGGAAAGTAGGGCCATTGTGCGCGGTAGAGCCTGAGCCCCGCGCGGTCTATGTCCTCGGGGTCGAGGCGCGGGGAAGCGATCAGCCCGAAACTATCCACGCCGCGGGATGCGGTAAGCGGGGTGGTGATATAGGCGGCGTTCACCCTATCGGCGTCCGTCTGCGCGGCGCGGAGGCTGATAACGCCCTCGATGAGCGAGGCGCGCGCGCGTGGGTGCGCGGGCGCGTCCGTCGCGCCCACAGCGGCGGCGGAGGGGAGCGCCCCCACGGTGAACGGGCGGAAGCGGTGGATGAGCACGGGGAGGGCGCCCAGCGCGCCCCCTATGCCTGCCGCGCCGTCCTCGACGGGCTCAAGGCTCACAAACAGCTCCGCTATGGTGGGGTCGGGGTCGAAGATGGAGCTAATCAGCGTCCACGGCGAGCCCCCAGGGGCGGCGGCGGCTGAGACGGCGGCTATTGCGGCGCCGGTGAGCCCTCGCGCGTCTAACACACGCTCGGGCGCGTGCTCGATGGTCGTGTCGGTGTCGTAAGCGACGGGCACACCTGCGAGGGAGGCGCCGCCCGCGAGGGTGCGGGGGAGCCTGTAGGGCGCGGCGAGTAGCTCGAAGAGGCGCGCGAGCGCGGCGCCTAGATACGGGCCCCTAAAGGGCGTTGTGATGAGCTCGCGCATGATCGGCGCCCATTCGCTGAGCTGGTAGATATGACCGGCGGGGGCGCCCACGGCGCGCGCGCTGAGCGCTATCTGAGCCTCGCTCATGTGGTGCAGCGGTGAGGCGGCGCTGATGGTGAGCGCGTCGAGGCGCCTGAGCCCCTCCAGCCCCGCGCCGCTGTCCGCGCTCAGCGTGTAGTTGTAGCTCGTGACGGGGCCCGCGAATACGGCGCGCTCTGCACCCGCGACTATCTCGCGCACTACAAGCCAAGCGTTCAAGTCTAAGGCGCCCTCGCCGGCGGGGGCGATCTCGTCGAGTAGCGCGAAGGGCGCCGCGAGGGTCACGCTCGCGCTCAGGTACGGTGCGCGCGTGCTCGCCGTCCAGGTGACGCCCGTGACGTGCCCCGTGATCTCTCGCGCCTGGGTGTCGGTGTAGATTTCAACCTTCACGGCGTAAACCTCGCGATAGTGTCCAGCGCCTTTGCGATACCCGCGGCGAGCCCCGTTATTAGGTCGCTCGTCTCGGTGAACTTCAGTACGGCGGCCTTGATGTCTGCGCTGATCTGCGTGAGCTCTACTAACAGAGCCTCGTTGCTGCGCGCCGCGTTCACTAGCGCTTGATCGGCGGCCGCCTGGGCGGCGCTCACGGCGAGCCCCGCTTCTATCTGCCCGCGCGTCTGTCGAGCGGGTAGGCTAAGCGCGTCCGCGCCGCGCCCCATCCCCCCGGCGAGCTGTCGCGCCTCTCCCGCACCTATGCCCGGTATTGAAGCCAGAGCGAGCGCTGCGCCCTCCCCCCCTAGCTGGCTCCTAAGCGCCGCTTGCATCCGTCGGGGGTCGGCCTGCATTTGTTCCATAATCTGGAGCGCCTGTAGAGGCGTCTCGGCGCGGCTAAACGCCTCCGCCTGTATGGCAGCCTCTACTAGCCCCCCAAACTGCCCCGCGAAGCCCGCACGCGCGCCCCCCGCCGCGCCCCCTAGCGCCTGCGTGATCTGTAACGGGCGGGTACCGGTGCGCCTCGTCGCCCCGCTCACGGCGCGCACGGTCGCCGCGAGGCCCTCGCCGCGCGTGGTGATCCCCTGCCCCGCGAGCGTGTCTATCGCGCCCTGCATCCCGGCGAGGAAGCGATTAACACCCGCGCCGCGGAGGTCTAGCCCGCTCTCGGCGAGGTTCCGCATCTGGAAAGCTAGGTCATAGGCGGCGCGCGCCTGTACACCCCCGCCGGCGCCCGTTCCCGCCTGTGTGATAGCTCCCGCTAGGCTGCTAATCATCTGCGGGCTTAGCCCCGCCTTTTGCGCGGCGGCGAGGTCGCCCAGCGTGCCCTCTAGCTCGCTGAATGTCTGCGCGAGCCCAAAGGCCCCCGCGTTGGTGGCCATAAGCTGGCGCGCCTCACCCGCGCCAAAGCCTAGAGAGGCGATTGATGCGGCGGCGCGCTCTGTCGCCTCGCGGGGTGTCTCGCCCGCGATGTCTACGGCGCCGGCGATCTGCGCCTCCAGCCCCTCTAGCCCCGCCGCCTGCCCCGCGAGCGCCTCGCGCGCTTGTAGAGAGGCGCCCTTAATGCCTAGATACGCCGCGAGCGGCCCCCCCACAAAGGGAAGGTTAGCGCTGCGCGCGCCTATCTCGCTCACCACACCCCCCGCGCTCTGCCCCGCAAAACTGAGCAGCGCTTGAGCGATAGCGGGGCCCATAGCGCCCGCGCCCCCCCGCCCTGCGGCGGCGGCCTCGGGGGGCTGCGCGAGGGTCGGAGGCGCCGCTGGCGCGGCGGGTGCGCCAGGGGCTCCCGCGAGGGGGGCGGGCGCCCCGCCTCGTGATATGAAGCGCCCCCGCGGGTCGCGCGGTGCCCCGCCAGGCGCGACGGGCGCGGCGCCCGTGGGGATGTTCGCCGCTTGTCGCGCGAGGTCGTCGAGGTGGCGCTTTAAGGTTTCAATGTCCTTGATAGCGCCCGTCTCGTCTAGGTTGACCTTGATTGTAACCTCTGAGCTCATCTAAACCTCGCGCGCTCTTGGGCGTCTATCCACGCCACGCCCGTTACGGCGGGCTGATCTGCCTTTATTGTAGCATTATGCGCGGGTTGCGCGGCGTTAAAGGCCTCGTCGCTGAGTGCCATTAGCCCCCGCTCAATCACACAAGCGGCGGGCGCGTTGGGGCGCGTCGGGTCGAGGGGGCAAGGCTCAAAGGGAGGGTAGAGCGAGGCGCTTAACCTCCACGCGGGGCTCTGGCGCTGCGCCTGCGCCCTCCGCCAAGTGTCCGCGAAAAAATGCGCGCTCGTGCGCCGTCACCTCCTCGAAGAGCGCGAAGAGTAGCGGGTCATAAAGCCCCGCCCATTCGCTCAGCCAGGGCGGCGCGTCGGTGATCGCCTGCGCCAGCGTCGCGGTCGCCCATATTCTGAGCTGCGCCGCGGCGGGGAGGTCGTCAAAGCGCGAGGGCGCCGCGAGCTGCGCCGCGAGGCGGTCGCGGGCGATCTTCGCGCTCAAGTCCATTACGCGCGCCGTGACGGTGCAGCGCCGCACCTGGCCGCCTAGCTCCGTCTCGATGTTTAACACCCGCTCTAAGCCGGCGGGCGGCTCTTGCGCGGGCGGTTGCGGCGGCGATGAGCTCGAGTTTTTGAGTTGCTGAAACATGGGCGCCGCCTCCTCGCGCGGCGCCTATGTTCTAGGCGCTGAGGGCGGTAAACTCAAGCGCCCGGGTAGATGATCCGCCGCACGTCAAAACTTAGGTTCTCCGAAAAGAGCGACGATGCGTCTACGCGGAAAGTACGTGTCGAGGGCTTGCACCCCTGTAAGGTCAAAAGCGCCTCGCCGGTGGTGTCGTCTATCACCGCGAAGTCCAGCGCGGGCGTTGCTAGTATGGTCGCCGTGTCGCCCTGGCTCCACACGCCTAGCGCCTCAAGGGGGGTGCGCTGGATACGCATAGCCGCGACGCTCATCGTCACAGCGCGCCGCACCGGCGTGATTTCGGCGCTGTCGAGGTCGCCTATAACGTCCACGCGCACATTCGTAATAGTCTCGGTCACGTCTACGCCGGTCGCCCACCCCACCTCTTGACCGGTCGCCGCTAGATAAACTTTGCAGCTCGCGCCGCTGATTGCTCTGTAGGCTGGCATTTAAGGGGCTCCTTTTAGGCGCTGATGCGCTGGGCAATAGCGGTGATGGCGATAAAATTAAGCGGCTCCACCGGCGCGACCTGATAGCTGACCGCCACCTGGTCGCCTAAGTCCTCAAGCGTCACGCCCTGATAGGCCTTGATGCGCCCGTCCTGCACCTGTGCGGCGAGGCGCGCGTTAACGCGGCTTTCAATGAGGCTCATCTGGCTCGCCTTCGTCGGGCGCCCTATCTGGTCGGCGAGGGCGACGCGGAGGTCACGCACGCTAAACAGCACGCTCTCATAGGCGCTAATTTCGGTATAAACGGGATTGTTATCCTCAAGCCAGGTCGTGAGGCTCCGCTCCACCCGCGGCCCTAGCGTGTCACGGCTGATCACGCACAGCCCCGCGCGTAGCGCCGTCTCGATGTCCGCGTGAGTATCCCAAACCTGAGAGGTCGAGAGGATCGCGGGGCGCTTGCGCGTGAGAGGCTCGCCTATGTCGCTTCCCGCCTGCATCGCGGCGAGCATGAGCGCCGTATAACGCGCGTCGAGCGCCGCCACGCGCCCGCGGGGGTCGTAGAGCGTCACGCTCTGGGCGGCGAGCGCGATAGCGGGGTTGTTCAGCGCCGCGGCGAGGGGGCGCGCCGCCGCGAGGGTGGTAGTAGAGGCTAGAGCGCTGTAGACCTGGCGCTCGTAGCCCGCGAGGGCCGCCGCGGTGAGGTGCGCCGGGAGTAGCGCGTGGGCGCCGCTGTCGGTGGTGAAGGCGCACACTAGTTGCACGCTCTGAGCCTCAATAGCGGCGAGGGCTGCCGCCCACCCTAGTTCGCTCCCCTGCGCGCCGCCTGATGCGCTCAAAGCGCCTGAGCTCAGCGAGCCGGCGCTGCTGGTGGTGTCCTGCGCCGCGCTGACTAGGCGCGAGGCGCTCAGCGCTACGGTGAGCGCGCGCCCCGGCGCCTTGAAGCTGTAGGTGGCCGCCGTGGCGATGCTCGCGGAGGTGTAGTCGAGCTCGGCGAGGGTGACTAGGCCAGGCTCGATGAGCGCGGCGCTCACGTTGCTTAGCCCGTCGAGGATCGCCACAGCCGCGCGGAGGTCGGGCGCCTCGGCGCTGGTGATGGTGGCGAGGATCACCCCGCCGCTTGCCTCAAGCGTGATCACCCCCGCCGCCACGGTGAGCGTGAGCGCCCCGCCGGTGCTGTTGGTGATGCTGAATAGCGCGTTAGAGGTCGCGCTGAAACTCTCGCTGAGCCCCCCGCGGTTTAGGCTGAGGCTCAGGTTATCGCCGCTCACGGTAAGCGCGCCGTTTAGGCGGTTGCCGCGCGGGCCGTAGATGCGCGAGGTGAGCACTACGGGCCCCAGGTCGATGCTCGCGGCGGTGCAGCTCTCGCGCGCGTTGACCATAATCAACGCGGAGGCGCCGCGGTTGGCGAGGGGGTCGTTGGAGGGGTTGAACGCCAGCGCGGCGAGCTGCGCTAGGTCGGCGTCGCTCGTGTCATAGGCGCTCATTGCGCGCCGTGATGAGAACTCGACGGGGGTAGCGGTGGGGAAGGTGGGGAAGTCGCCCACAAGCGCGAGGCGCCCGCTATCGGGGGCGCCGCCGCTGAGGGCGCTAGCGTCAATTCGCGCGTAGATGCCGGGGCGCGCGGTGGCGGGCAGCCCGGATAGCGTTAGGGTGCTCGGCATTGGTGTTTCTCCTGCCTGGGTGAACGTCGCCGCGATTGTATCAGAATTCGGAGTGCGTGAGAGGCTCCACGCGCCCCGCGGGGGTGAGCCCTATGGTGAGGGGGCCTAGCGTGCTATCCCACGCGCCTAGCCGCGTTACGCCCTCCATTACGCGCCCGCGCATTTCGAGGCGCCGCACATAAACGCCTAGCTCCTCGGCGCTGAGCGTCTCGTGAGGCGCTAGCTCGCTCATTGTGCCCGTCTCGATGTAGATATAGCCGTTTGCGAGGAAGTCGCCCCGCGCCTGTTGCAGCGCCTTGAGCACGGTATAAGCGAGTGCGTCGGCCTCGTCTGCACCTCGCGCCATAATCTCCAGCGTAGCGCTCTGCTCGCTGATTAGGCTCTCGCCCCCGTTCCACGTGCCACCTAGCGGGCGGTCGGTGACGCGGCGCGCCGTGAGCTGTGCTATCACACATGGCGGTTTCGCGAGGCCCGCTTGTGCGTAGGGGCGTAGGTCGGGGCGCGTGGCGGTGAGCTCTAAATAGAGCGCCTCAAGCTGCGCCGTAGAGCTGGCGACATCGGTGAACAGCGCGAGCCAGGCGGCCTTATTCGCGGGGGTGAAATAGTACGTTAGCGCGGGCTGTAGCGCTGCGAGGGCGTGATGATGGATCATAGCCCGGCGGCCTCCACTAGCTGGGGGATTTGAGCGGCGACGCGCGCCGCGAGGTTAGCGGCGGGGCGCCCCGGGTGCTGCCAAGCGTCCGCGCGCTTTGTGCTGACCGTCCGCCACGCCGCATAGGTGGTATTCGTGCCGGGTTCGCCCGCCGCGGCGGTGGTGGTCGCCTCTAACCTTACCATTCCGCTCAGCGCGGGGGAGGTCGAGCGGATACCTAGTTTGTTAATGTAGTGCGCTGAGGGGTTGCTATAGCGCCCCCCGATGAGTAGGCGTCCACCCGTTCCGCTCATCGACGGGGCGAGCTGGCGCGCCTCGCGCCTCGCGCCCCGCCCCCCGTAGGTGTCTATATCGCGTCCTGTGCGCCCAAACATAATGAAGCGGTAGGGCTCACCCTTGCGCGGGCCCTTCTTCACATAGCGTATCGGCGAGGCGCCCGGGCGCTGCGTGCGGAGTAGATAGCGCCTCATATCGTGCGCCGCTACCCCGTTCTCGATCATCAGCGGAACTATCCCGCTGAGTGAGATGATCACGTGCGAGACGCTCACCTCGCGTATCTGAACGCCGCGCTTGTAGATGTTTAGCGTGCTCCTGAGCCCGTAGCTCTGCGCTTCAGCCTTCCACGCCGCTGCCACTACCTCCGCCACCCGATAAGCGCGCGCTAGGCGGCTCGCTTGATCAATGCCCGTGCTGAGGCTCATGGGCCCGCCCCCTCTCGGGGGGCGCCGTACTGCTCTAAGCGCGCCTCCGCGTAAATGGGGAGCGAGATATGGAACGGCGCGGGCGCCTTGAACTGCTTATAGGCGTCGCGTATCGCGTGCGGCTGCCCCGTGATGATGTAGGCGGGGTGCGTGTAGTACTCCAGCGCCACCCGCGCGCCGGCGGGCGGGGCGTCGGGCGCTGTCCACACTAGCGCGCCCGTGGTGGTGGTGAAGTCCACGCCCTCCACAAAGGCGCGCCCCCCCGTGACCGTTCCGTCTAGGGCGGCGCTGCGCGCGTACCGCACGCCGAAAGTAACAGCCCCGCCGGCGAGGTCGTGAGCGCGCCGCGATATGGGATAGGTTAGGGTGTCTGTGGCGCTCGCGCCGCGCGTTATGACCTCGCGATAGATAAGCTCTGCATCTATCAGCGTGAAGCGGTCGCCCATAGCGGGCAAATGCTCAGGCAGTAGCGAGAGCCCTATCTGCCCGTCCGCGTACTCTGAGCCTCCCACCTGGCTAAAGCGCTCATCCGTCTTGCGCGCCCCCGTCACTAGCGCCTTGATCTCTTGGGCGTCGTGATAGAGGTAGCCGCGCCCGTTGCACGCTTGGCAGTCGGGGCGGTTTCGCGTCGTCGCCGCGGTCGGTGTCAAAGTGCTCTGAAAGCCGCTGGCCGCTATGGGCGCGTTGCACGGGCACAAGCACGACTGCTCCCAGCGCACATTCAGCCCCTGCGCGAAGATGAGCTTTCTGAACTCCTCTGGCTTGAAGTCTGCCCGGGGTATCAGCTTAACGGGGGCGCGTGATGGGAGCTGCATAGCGCGACCTCAAAGCGCCGCGATATTGAAGGCGCGATAGGTGGCCTTAAGCGTTTTCATTAGCGCCTTGAGCTCCTTTTCAAACTGCCCTAGTCGCGCGCCATAGCCCGCGTTGGTGGCGCTGGCGGTAGTCGCGATACTCTGGCTCAGCCCGTCGATCCCCTGTGACTGCTGCGCGATACCGGCGCCCGCGATGAGGTCGCCCGCGATATTCAGCGCGAGGGAGGCGCCTTGCAGCCCCACAGCGCGCACTATCGGCGCGGGGAGGGTGTCTACCGTCCAAGTCACGGCGAGGGGCGCGGCGGTGCTCGCGCCCGTGCGCGTTAGCGTGAGGCTCTCAAAGCCCTTCGCGCTTACCGTGGCGCCCGTTGAGGCGCTCGCGCTGTAAATGTCCTGGAAGGCGCGCCCTATCGGGGCCTCGACGCTCAAGGCGCCGGCGGGGATAGTCGCCGCGCCGGTGTAGAGCGGGAAGCCAGCGCTATAGGTGATCTCGAAGTAGGCGGGAATATACGGGTCTACGCCGCTCATCCCGCCGAAACCTAGAATGATTGGCTGCCCGCCGCTGATCACATAGCTCGCCGCGCCGTCGGTGGTGGGGATGATGTGTATCTGCCCCGCCATAGGTTCGGGTATGGTCGCCCAGGTCGCCGGCAGTATCGCCCGCGAGACTGAGCGCCCGTAGAGCACGGCGAGCTCCTGTACCTCGATCAGGGGGCGGTGGCGCGTGCGTATCGGATACCAGCCCGCGCTCAGCCCAGGCTCTCGGTCTTGGCGCTCGCGTATCACCTGCGGCGCGAGGGTGAGCCCTAGTTCATCGCCTATGGCGCGCTCAGCCTGCGCTAGAGCGTCCTCAAACACCACGTCGGGGTAAGCGGTGCCGTCGTCGAGGGTGAGGTCTACGCCTAGAAGGAAGGTGCTTTTGAGCCAAGCGGCGTCATAGCCGCGGAGGGCGAGCGCTGAGCTCATGGGCTAACCTTCTTGGGGCGCCCGCGTCGCTTGGGCGCGGGCTCTGGGGAAGTGTCGCCGCCCGCCACCGGCGCGAGCGCCTGAGCGGGGGCGGGGGCGGGGGTGAGGTCGAGCGCGGGGGGCGCCTCCTCCTCCTCCGTGATGAGTGTCCACGCGCTAGAGCGGGTTAGGTGCGCGATCTGGGCGTCCGTGAGCTGCGGGGTGGTGATCAGATAATCGCGCACCTCTACGGGCGCGCCCGCGATGCTGATTTCACCTGCCTTAAAGCCTCGGCTACGCCACATCTTCTCACCTACTCGTCTCAGGCGGGGAGGCCCTGCGCGGGGTTCACGCCGGCGTTCTTGATGATCCACATCTTCGAGGGGAGCATCACGGCGGGGGCGCCAAACATCATCAGCAGGAACGGGTAGCTGCTATTGATCTGCGCGAGCGGGCGGCGGATCAGGCTGAGCATCTGGTAGTAGGCCATATGATCGGCGCCGCTGTTGATCAGCAGGATAGGCGAGGAGCCGGGGAGGTCGGCGTTGTCGTCCGTAAAGACCGTGGTGGCGCCGCCGTTGGCGATCTCGCGCACCAGGAGCGCGCCGTCGGCGCTGGCGGCGTCCGCGGCGGAACGGTAAACGCGGTAGTGCGAGACGGTCGCGGAGGCGTCGCTCTGCGCGATGGTGAAGCTCACGCGGTCGCCCGTCTCCACGCTAACGGCGTTGGTGTCCACGGCGACGCCCACACCCGACGGGCCCACGGGCACAACGCGGTAGCGGTAGGCGCCCTCGTCGGCTGCCACAAACTGAGAGGCGGCGTTAGTGGCGGCGGTGGGCTGCACGCTGATAGTAGGCGTGACCACAGAGCCGTCAAACACGCCCGACGCGCCCGCGGCGGGGGCGATGCGGTCGTGGCGCTCAAGGAACGGGCACGCAACAACGGGGATCATGCCGTAGGGGGCGCTAATCGTTAGGTTGTTCGAGCCGAACCCTAGCATACCGTTGTTGAAATTGATCTGATCGTGGCGCCCAAAGGTCACGGTCTGCTTGATGATCTCGCTGAGAACGCGGGGCGTGACCAGGATGTGCGAGGCCATACCGTAGAAGGGCGCGGAGTACAGCGAGCCTAGCACCTCCTGGAGGTAATTAGGCGTAACAGCCTTGCCGCGGAGGTCGGCGACGTTGCCGGCGTCGCTGATCTGCTTGATGATCCCATCCCACGCGAGGGGGTTGACGGTGCTGTTACCGAAGAAGAGCTCCTTTTCCACGCGGCGCAACAGCGCCTCGGTGCCGCGCGTCGTCTCAAGCGCGAGGGCGTCGGCGGAGGGCCCGACAAGCGACACAAAAGAGGCAACGTCGGTGATCTCGCGGCGCTCAGCGAGGTACTTAATCTGCACGGCGACCTTCTGGTAGGTGGCGCGGTTCAGCGCGCCCACGCCGCCCTCAGCGATAAACGGGGAGTGCTCGGCGCCGTGCGAGAGCACGCGGTTGTACTCGACAACGGTGTTCATAGCCGCAACCTTGTTGAGCATGGGCCACAGCTTGAGGTCGGCCATGCTGGAGGTAGCAACGCTGAGCGTCTGTGAGAGCTGCTGCGGGATGAGCGGCGAGAGGTTAGAGGCGGTCTGGGAGCCCCCGGCGGGAACTAGGGGCGTCTGGTAGCCCACGGTGCCCTTGTTCAGGTCGGCCATGAGCGCGGCGAGGTTCTGAGAGCTGATCATGTGCGGGGCTCCTTAAAAGAAACGCTTCTGAATGTCGAGGGGGTCGGCGCCGCTCTCCAGGAGGGCGGCGGCGTGCATGAGCTGCGCGGCGCGGTTAGCGTCGGTGGTGGTGGCGCCGGTAAGAGCCTTAATGAGCTCCTCGCGCGCGTCCACGGCGGCGCCCTTCACCTCGCCGGGGGCGGGGATGAAATCAACGCTCTTAGCCATAGGCGCGGGCGCGGGCGCGGGGCGCGCGTCGCGGAGGGCCTTTAGATCAGCCTTGAGCCCCTTAATGAGCTCCAGGGCGCCGGTGAGCCCCTTAGCCAGCGCCGCGTTCTGGGTGCGCTGCTCGGCGAGCATGGCGTCAAGGGCGGGCGCGAGCGTCTCGGCGAGGTTGATTTCGGCGGCGGTGGCAGCCTTCGCGAGGCGGTCGGCGTTCTCCGCCTCCGCGCGCGTCTGGGCGGCGGCGACGTCGGCGAGGGCGTCGAGGCTCTTGGTGAGGGTGTCCGCGGCGGCGTGATCCGCGAGGGTGGCGTCGGCGCGAGCCTCAGCCTCTGCGGGGGCGACGCCCGCCGCTTTCATCATCTCGATTAGGTCGTCTCGGCGCATATTCGCCTAGCCTCCGTCATCTGTTGAGCCGCCTTGATGATCTCGGCGAGTGGGGCGGCGGGGAAGTTTGCATATAGCGCTCTAATCATATCAGCTAAAGCCGCATCCTCTGAATTTTTTTTCTGAGATGGGCTGGCGGCGTTGGCGATATGTCCAGCGAGCTGTTGAGGCACTAGCGGCGCGAGGCTCTCGCCGTTGGGCGCGGCGCTCGGCGTCTGGTAGCCCACGCTCATAAGCGATTTCATTAACTCTAGGTGCGTGTCGGCGTTGATCGGGTTGTGCGTGATAGCGCAGTTGAGCACGCGCGCCTTGATGATGCGCTTTGCGTTCTTCGGGTCGCGCTCCATCACCTGGCCCTCAATCGAGAAGCCCAGGCGCCGCCCGCCCCCCGCCTTCTGTAGGCTGCGCGCCGTGTCATACACCTCGCGCGCCTTTGGGCGGTCGAGCAGTAGCACGCCCTCCAGGTGCGTCTCGCGCCCGCGCGTCTCAACGCTGAGCGGGTAGCCTAGCACGTTTTCCACGCCGGGCTTGTGGTCAAGGTTCAGCCAGCCCTT